TCGACGTTGCCGAAGACGCCTTCCAGTCCCTTGACGCCTTCAAACTCGACTTGGATTTCCTGTTCGTAGACCAAGTTCTGTTTAGGGTCAATTTCATCGAGCGCACCTAAGCAAAAATTGATCTTGTCGGCTTGCTCTTGCGTCAGATCAGGCAGCGGCTCCCGAGCAAGGGCAGGCTCCATGACCGAATGGAGGAACGTGCCCTCGGCTGCGTAGGCCGATTCCAATTGCGGCGGCATGCGCTGCACCAGCGCAACGCTGCCGGGGCAGGCCATGACCCGCTTGGCGGTGCTACCGCCGACGATATTACTGTGCTTCATCGTCGCTCTTCAAAGTGAGGATGACTTTCATGCCAAGGTAGTGAGACACGCGCGCCGCTTTGAACTCGTAGAGTTCCGGCGTCAGCGAGTTGACGTGATCCAGCAGGATGCGCAGGATTTCGGCTTCGTTGAGATGGATTTCCATGATGTCGTTTACTTGATTTGATTGAGGAGCCGCCAGTCTAGCACAGTTGCAAAATAATTTGCAACATGGGATCATCGCGCCGTGAGAGAGCGAACTATCGAGCGATACCTGACGCAGCGCGTGCGCGCCATGAAGGGTATCGCGTACAAGTTTAGCAGCCCCGGACGCGGCGGTGTCGCGGATCGGATCGTGTGCCTGCCCAACGGGCAGACGTGGTTCATCGAACTCAAAGCCCCCGGCGGGCGCTTGTCACCGCTTCAGAAAATCTTTGCGGATGACATGGCGCGCATGGGGCAACGGTATGTGTGTCTTTGGTCGAAGGAAGATGTTGATGAGTGGTGTAACGGTGTACAAACCGTGTGAGAAAAAGTGCGGCCAATGCAAACCCTGCAAAGAGTTTGCCAAGGTCGTCAAGCAGATCGACTTAACTAAACGAAGTGAACGCGACAGGATGGAGAAACCATTATGGAACGATCGGTAGACTTACGCCCCGCCGCGCACCGCGCAAGGGAAGAAGTAATGAGCGAACTACATCAAGCAGCAAAAGAGATGCTTCTGTGTGTTGATCGCATGTTGAGAGACGGCGAGTGGTATGCAGCGCAAGAGAAAGCCGACGCACTCCGCACCGCGCTTGCGTTTGACACTTATTCTGACGCCTTGGCTAACCACAGAAAGGTTACTCACGCCGAGAACTGTTGGTCATGGGGGCCAGCGCACTATGAATGCGCGTGCGCGGAGGTCGCCAAAGCTAACGGGTGGAAGAAATAACGTGCCTAACCACGTAAAAGTTAACGCGATGAGCTTCGCGTTGCTGGTCAAGGAGATGCTGGCTGGTGAGTCCACATGCGAAGAGTTAGCCGAGAAGACGGGCCTGCATTACGTTACGGTGTTGAACTACACCCGCGAGATGCACAAGGCGGGCGCGGCGCACATCTGCGCGTGGCGAATGAACCACCGCAAGCAATACGTTCTTAAAGTTTACGGAATCGGCAACAGAGATGATGTCCGTAAGCCTCGCGCGGCGATGACCCCAGCGCAGCGCCAACTCAAATACAGGATGAAACGTGTTAAGACCTTATCAAACGCAAGCAGCGCAGTTCTTGCTGTCAAACCCTAACGCGATGGTGCTTGCGCCAGTCGGGGCAGGCAAGACCGCGATGACGCTCGCCGCAATTGCGCAGTCAGGCAAACGCTTTCTAGTGCTTGCGCCGCTGCGGGTTGCAGAAAAGGTATGGCCTGTCGAGCAACCTAAATGGGCACCGGGGTTGACCGTTGCGGTAGCTACAGGAACGCCTGCGCAGCGCGTCAAGGCACTGCGCAGCAACGCCGACATTGTGGTGTCGAACTACGACAATTTGCCGTGGCTGGTGAAGCAACCGCTGCCCTTTGACGGCATCGTGTTCGATGAACTGACGCGGCTAAAGAACCCCGGCGGCGAACGCTTCAAAGCGTTGTTCAAGATCATCGACCGCTTCAAGATTCGATGGGGGCTGACCGGATCGTTCACATCGAACGGACTGGAAGACGTGTTCGGCCAATGCAAGATGGTCGATCAGTCTTTGCTTGGACGCAGCAAGGGCGCGTTCTTGCAGCAATACTTTGTTTGCATCAACAAGCAATTCGGTGAGTGGATCATGCGCCGTGGCGCGCTTGATCTAGTCATGGAACGGATCAAGCCCGCTACGTTCCTGCTAGACCCCGGCGACTACAAGGATCAGTTGCCGCCGCTGCATGTCGTGCCGTGCAGCGTAGCGATGGACATGGCCTACTACAAAAGCATGAAGAAGACTTTCACGCTCTTGTTCCCGTCCGCAAACGTCATCGCGGCGAATGCGGCGGTGGTCACCAACAAGCTGCAACAGATCGCGTCGGGGTTTGTTTATACCGATGACGGTTATGCGAAATTATTGAGCGACCATAAACTCGACGCGCTAGAGGATTTGCTGGCGGAGAATCAGCGCGCCAACACCATCGTCGTCTACAACTTCCAAGCTGAACTGGAATCGTTGCAGCGGCGCTTCCCGCATGCGGGCACCGACACCGACGCATGGAACCGTGGCGAGCTAGAGATACTGTTGATCCACCCCAAGTCGGCGGGGCACGGGCTAAACCTTCAACATGGCGGGCACAACATGGTGTTCTTCTCGCTGCCGTGGTCGCTAGAACTGTACGAACAGACGATAGGCCGGCTGCACCGATCAGGACAAACCAAACCTGTATGGTGCTACTTGCTGATTACGCAGGACACGGTAGATGAGAAAATCATGGCCGCGCTCGCAGACAAGCGTGGATTGTCGGATATTGCTATGGAAGCCTTAAAATGAACTGGCGAGAGCTACAACGTAACTTTAAGACGTACACCGAAACCGACCTTCAAAAGATGCTAGAGCATGAGATGAAAACTCAAAAGCGTGTGTCGTTGGTGGAGCGCATCCATCAGCGTCTGTGCGCGTTGCGCGCGGCGAGGGAACGGGCTGATCTTTTTGCGAGGTTGAAATGAGCGCCAACGACATGCAGTGCGGCGGCACGCACTACGTCAACAAAGTCATCCAACCGTGGGACTACATCACGGCAAACAGGATCGGCTACCTAGAAGGCAACGTCATCAAATATGTAAGCCGTTGGGAAACTAAGGGCGGTGTTGAAGACTTACGCAAGGCCCAGCATTACCTTACAAAACTTATAGAACTCAACACATGAAGGAACGCTTGCGAGGGGAGCTTGCGGTCGAACAGATTGGCGAGCGCCAGCGTCTGAAGACTATAGACACCCTCGCAGACTTGCGCCGCGACATCGACTCGCTCGCGCTTGCGGCAGAAGACCTATCGGCGCGCATCATCAAGCTGGCCCCAATCCTGTTGCGGCAAATCGCCAAAGGCGAACATGAGGCGGCGCAACGGACAGCGGGGCAGATTCACATGCTCAGTCGTTTGATTGAGCAGAAAATCATTATCTGTCTAGAACGGTGGCGAACAGGGCTAACCGTTGCAGATGCTTCGCTTATCAAAGTGCGCAAACCTAGCTACGCACGAAGACTAAAACAAAAATGAGAGCGTACTGGTGGATATGGGTCTTTCTAACGTGGTGGCTGCTGTTTGGTTGCGGCGAGCCTGATGTCCTCAACATCGAAGAAAAGCCATATCCACCCACGGTGGGTTCCGGTAGTCGGCGGAATAGTGAAGTTGGAATACGGCTTGTGGGAGTTCCGGCGTCAAGCGGAAGCCGCAGCGAAAGAGATAGCGACGATAACCGGCGCGACTAAAGTTGGCGTTGCTCGGGTGTACTACCGAGTTGAGCGAGAGCGGTAGCTTCAACCTCTTTGACGCGGCGCGACCATCCTTTACCAAAGGTGCCCCAAGTCGATAGGTCGCGCAGGAACTCCATGCGTTTTGCGCAGTATTCGATAATAAGATCGCGCGGTTCTACTAGATCAACCGCTGCCAGCGTCCGCATACCAACTACACCGTCAGGGACTGCGCCTACGCATTCCTGTAGCCAGCGCGAGGCTCGATGCGGCCCACTGTTCACTGAGGCGTCGAACACAACGTAATCGACACCGTTGGGCAGACCGTAAATCCAATACTTGTCGCGATAGAACGGTGTAACGTCTTCAACGGTTAAACGCCGAATGTCATCGACGCTGACCTTGCGCCCGACGTAGTTCTCCCAAGCCCGTTTGGTGACGCCTCTGTTAGTAGCGCCCCCCGGGTCAAGCGGATGGTTTGAGAAGCCCCCTTCGTGCTTTAGCACAAGCCGGAGGCAGTCTTCAAACTTCATCCCGGCAAGAACGCGCCGATAGCGCCAGCGATAGCCATGCCTGCGGCAATGATGGCTTCAGCGGCGACAGGGGAGATGGTGACACCCAGCGCGGTCAGCATGTACACAACGCCGCGCCACGTCGAGGCTTCTTTCAGTCGGGCAAGAACGTACTCTTTCATTTGTCAACCTTGTTGTCGAGCTTGTCAAAAATCTTACCCAGCATATCGCGTATTTCTTTCACATCGTTGCGATAGTCGTCCCGAGGGACGTACATGCTAGGCATATTCCGTACATCTTTGTCGAGTCGCTCAATGGCTCGGTAAATGTTGTTCAGAATCATTCCCGCCAAAAACCCAGCTACGGCGATGATGGAATTAAAAACTGTTTGTGCGTCCATCACTCTTCCGGGGGCAGACGTTTAGCGGTAATGACTACGGGAGGTAGCGTCTTAGCGGCGCGAGTCTTCGGGCCTTGGCCGTATTTTACCTTAGGCATAGTGTTAAGCCTATCTTCTAATTGTTCCGCAAAATCCAGCATGCGCTCGCGGTTAGCGTTAGCCAACATAACCGCATCCCGATCCTTAGCGCGCCGCGCAATTTCATCAAATCCTGCGGCTTTCTCCCGCGCCTTTTGAATTGTTGCCTCAACCGATTTTCGGTCAGACATACGATTAGCTATTTGATCCGACGACAGCGATCTATACGCGGGATCTGC